GGAGATACCGCGGGAGAAGGATCCGACTACTTCACCGCAAAGGTCATTGACAACATCACCGGGCGGACCGTCGCGACGTATCGGAAGAGGAACGTCTCGGACGACCAGTATGCAGAGCAGCTCTATTGCTTGGGAATGTATTACAACGAGGCGATCGTGGGCGTGGAGGTAAACTTCAGCGCCGCCGCCACCAAGAGATTGGAACAATGCAATTACCCGAGACTGTACGTCAGAGAGCGCTTTGATACCATCGTCGCAAAGGTAGACCTGCGGCACGGGTTCAAGACGACTGCGCAGAGCCGCCCGGTGATAATAGCAGAGCTCAAGAGGAAGTGGAGAGAGAGCGACGGCACGATCGAAGTGGACGTCGAAACGCTCAAAGAGATGCTTTCTTTTGTAAAGGACGATAAAGGAAAGCCACAAGCCTTGTCGGGGCAGCACGACGACCTTGTAATGGCGCTTGCAATCGCGCACCACGTCGGCACCGAGCAGGGAGACCACGAGTGGCAGGACGTGCCGAAGGAGAAGGACGTCCTCGAGCGCATATTTGACGGAATGGACGAGGACGAAGGCGATAGCGGATATAACGGTTATATATCGTGGGAATAACGGAGGGGAATATGTTCGGAAGTAAGAAGTGGAGAGCAGAGATCGAAGCACGTTTGTCGAAGGTGGAGGAAGCCATCGCAAAGATGATGATCGCCGACGGGGAGAAAGAAGCCTCCGAGGACGCCGCATCTATCTTGAAGGAATACCTCTACGGACCCGACAAAGGCAAAAAAGAAGGGAGTAAGGCATGAGGGAAGACGAATTGATCGAAGAAGAGGTCGAAGAAAAGGTCACCAAGGTATGGAAAGACTACCAAGCGGGGCTTGAGTATCAGCGGAAGATCGGACTCCCCGAGAGGATCAAGCAGAACGTCGCCTTCTATGAGGGCAGACAGTGGGCGGAGCCGACCGAGAAGACAGCCACCCTCCCGCGTCCCGTGGTGAACATTATCAAGATGATCGTGAGAGCGAAGACGAGCGCGATGAACAACACGCCCGTCCGTATTGTGTTTGAGGCGGACAGCAACGACAACGACACGCAAGCCTTCACGCATTTTGCCGAGTATATGTTCAAAGAGATGGGGCAAGCCGAGATCGACGCGCAAGCCGTGAGGGGCGCGGGTATCAAAGGCGGGTACTTCTATCACTACTACTGGGACAACGAGGCGACCGGGAAGAAGGGCAACCTCAAAGGCGCCGTCAGATGCGACCTCATCAACCCGAGAAACATTTTCTTCGAGAACCCCGCGCAGCTCGACGAGCAAAAGCAGAAGTGGATCATCGTCTCCACGAGGGAAGAGGTCGAAGCCGTCCGCGAACAGGCGGACAAAGGCATCAATAAGGACGAGATCATCGAGGACGAGCGCGGAGAGGACTACGACGACAGGGAGGAGCAGGAAGGCACCAAGATGTGCACCGTGCTCACGCGCTATTTCAAGAAGGGCGGCGAGGTGTTCTGCGAGAAGGCTACGAAGTCGGTGATCTTCAAAAAGGCTTTCTCCATCGCTCCCGATATGCAGAAGGCGAAGCAGGAGCTCGGATTTGAGAACGAGGACGCCGCGAACACGGACAGCCCCGACGAACCCAAGAGGGCGGCGGCGCCGAGATACAAAGCGTGTCTCTATCCGATCGCCGTGGGGCAATACGAGTATAAAGAGGACTGCATCTATGGTATGTCCGAGGTCGAGGGCTTGATCCCCAATCAAAAGTGCATCAATTTCAACCTCGCGATGATCTTGCTCCAACAGCAACAAATGGCGTGGGGCAAGTGGCTCGTCAACAAAGACGCGCTCAAAGGGCAAAAGATCACCAACGAGCCCGGGCAGGTTATCACCGACTATTCGGCGGCGGGTAACGGCATCAAGCAGGTACAGGGCGGTCAGATGAGTGCGATGCCGCTGACCCTCGTCGACAACATTCTCTCTTATACGAGGACGGTGGCGGGATCCACCGAGGTGATGACGGGCGAGCTCGCAAGCGCAAATATGTCGGGCGCCGCCATCGCACAGCTCCAAGCGCAAGCACAACAGCCGATCGAGGAGCTCCGAGACGGCTTTTGGAGAGTAAAGGAGAAGCAGGGCAGGATCATCGAGCAGTTCTTCCGCCTCTTCTATCAAGACGAGTCTATCAGCTACAGCTACCGCGAGCACAACGACGAGACGAACGAGAACGAACTCAAGAACGAGACCTTTGACGTCGCCAAGTATGCGGACGTCGATTTCACGGTCGTGGCGAAGGCGGGGACGGGAACGCGAAGCTCTACGGCGGGCGATATCACCTTCCTCGATAACCTTCTGAAGGCGCAAGCGATCTCGATAATGCAGTACGCCGAGAGCTATCCCGAAGACGCGCTCTCCGATAAAGCGCACTTCATCAAGCTCCTCAAGAAGAACCAAGAGGACGAGCTCACGCAGACCAAGCAACAGCTCGAAGAGGTCACGGCACAGCACGCACAAGCGCTCCAGTACCTCGACCAAGTCAAGAAGATCATCAACAGCGCGTCGCAGATCACCAATGAGAACGAAAAGCTCAAAGGCGACATTGTGACGCTGTATAAAGCACTCTGCAAATATCAAGACACATCCCTACAACTTGCCGAGGACAACGAGCAGATTTACAACGACGCCTCAATGTTCGCGGCAGAGCTTGCAAAGGCGGGATATGACGTCGGCGGAGGCAATCAAGGTAACATCGCACCGACAGCGTAAAAATGGAAAGGAGGGCACCTATAATGCCGGAAAAGCAACCCAAGAACGCAGCGGAAACAACGACACCCGAGGAAGAGTTCGACGACACCTTCTTTGACGGAGACGAGGAGGACGGGTACATTCCCGAGCCCGACGAGGACGAAGAAGGGGTGGAGCAGGACGGAGCCGAAGAGGACGAGGGAGAGGTCGCTGGATCTCCCGAAGAAGAGCAAGCAGGCGGAGAGGACGAGGAGGAGACTCCGAAGCCCAAGCAGGAAGCCGAAGCACCCGCCAAGGAAGAGAAGAAGGCGCCGCAAAGCGCCGAGCTCAATTCCGAGTTTGCAAGAAGACGTCGAGAGGCTGAACAGCAGGAGAAGATCAGAAAGGCGGAAGCCGATGCCCGCGTCCGCGCGGTCATTGAAGCCGTCGGGATCAACCCCTACACGAAAGAGCCGATCACCGATGCCGAGGACGTCGATCAGTACATTCTCATGAAGAGAATAGAGCGCGAAGGAGGGGACCCGGTTGCAGACTTCCCCAAGTTCGTAAAGAAGCAGAAAGCCGAAAAAGCGGCAGAGGCAACAGCCGAAGCCGACCGTGTAGCCGCGCAGAAGAAGGACATCGAGGACTTCCAAGCCGCCTACCCGGACGTGAAGTTGCAGGATCTTGCTAACGACGCCGATTTCGATACCTTCTGCGATGGTAAACTCGGCAACAAGCCTTTGAAGGATATCTACGCATCATATCTCACCTTCCGTGAGAGATTGATTGGAGCTGGAGAGAAGAAGGCACAACAAAAAGCGGTTTCTCAAAAGGCTAAAGAGAACGCCTCCGTCGGTAGTCTTGCCAATGAGGGCGGAGAAGCAGACGGCGACCTCTACACCCGCGAACAGCTGGAGAGGATGTCCGTCGACGAGATCCTGCGGAACGATAAGAAAGTCCAAAGGTCTATGGCAGCACTAAACAAAAAGTAAAAAAGGAGGAACACAATGAGTTACGCAAACTTCATTCCCAATGTTTACATTGCGGAGATTTTCAAAGAGCTTCGTCGTCGTTGCGTGTTCGTGGATGGCACGTATCAGAAGTACGAAGGCAAAGTCAAGCGCCTCGGTGAGTCCGTCACCTTCACGGGCATCGGCAAGCCGACCGCGCACACCATCGGAAGAGAGGGGAGATATGGCGACATTTCCAGCGCGGAAGTGCTGCAGGACTCCTCGATCGTGATGCCGATCAACAAGTTGACCTACGTCAACTATGAGATCAGCGATATCGACGAGCAACAGTCCGTCGCGCAGATCCACTCCGCCGCCAACGACGAGAAGACCGAAGTCTTCGCGAACGAGCT